ATATTAAGCAGTCCTAGATTGCCTTTGTCTAACTCTGCATCCTCAAGCATTTGTTTGTTTGTTTCAGCAAAATCATCAATAACCAACTTTGATATTTGTTTAATATTTTGCAACTCTCCACCTTCCTCAAACTCAGGCAGATTAGGAACAAGCACAGAGCCAATCAAAGTATGACTCCTAGCCAGATCTCCCCCAGCCCTTTCAAGTGCTTTTTCTACACTAACCCCTTGTTTTATATACTCTTTTGCAAGATCCTTTATCTCTTGCTTCATGTACCCAGTGTTTTGTGGTGACTCTAAATCAAACTTGTACCAAGGTTGGCGAGTAAGTTGTTCGTCTGTAACATCTAAAGTCCTGTCTAAATCTTTAGCAAACGACTCTGGGTCAATGTCTCTTTGCAACCTCATTTGTACAAGCGCACGCTCATCACCGTAAACATCAGAAAAAGTTTCAAAACTTCTCCACCAAGCAAGAATTGTTTTGTCTTTAAGATGCTTGTTTAACAAAGCCTCTCGCATCTCCATGTTTCTAAACAAGGTGATCGCAAACCTATCTTCATCGTCAATATCCGTCTTGTTTGGATCAGATAACCTTTGTTGGTGTTTTACAAGTGTGTCTGTAAAAACTTGTGAGGTCACACCATTCTTTTGCAAAAAGTCTAACTGTTTCTGTGGACTATCCTTTAGAGCATCAAGGTTTTCATTTACAACAGCTTGCACATCACCTGTAGAAGCCTTGAGGTCAGGTTGATTAGATGCGTTCAGCAAATTCCCATTTCTAGCCGCATCTCTCAATACGTCACGTTTGTTTTCAGTATTAACTCTTGTAGCTAAAGATGCTCTTACTCTTGCGACCCTTGATAAAGTCTGCTGGGCTGCATCACCAAACTTGTCGGCTCTTTTAGACAACGCACCGTTTGGGCTTACTTCACTTTGTAAAGCTGTTCAGTCTGAGTGAGCATTGATATTACTTCTTCCGTTGTCATATCTCCTGTCGCAAGTCCGTTCTGTGCGGCTTGTGACATCTGTTCAGCGGCTTCAAGCGCACCTAACTCAATGTCTCTTGTTTCTCTGCCATCTGGGTTGCTGACCTGACTTTGAAACATTGACAATGGGTCTTCTGACTCAGTTATGTCATCAACAGCATTTTGCTGTGTAAGATCTATCAAATCCTTAAACTTTGGATCAGCAACAGAACGGACAAGAGCCATTCTTTGACCGTTAGTCAAATCAGCCGTATTTATTGTTTTAGTTTGACCATCATCTGTCACACCAGTAAAAGTGGTTCCGTTCATTATTGCATCTTGCAAACCCTCTTGGTCAGCCGCAGATACAGACAAAGCATTAATATCGCCAATAGCTTGGTCATAAGCCAATCCACGCATTTCACGCTTTCTTGTTCTAACTCTGCTTTTATATCTTTCTTGAGTTGTATCAGCCATACCTTTGCCGGGTATGGTTTCTGCTATATTGTCTAATTCAGCAATACTTGCGGCTGCATCTATTTGCTTACCAAGATCAATGGCTTTGAACCCTTGTTTGATTGAAGCACTGTCGTAGCCAGTTCTGATGCCATCAACGACATTGTTTTTCAATTCAAGATCAATTTCTGCTTCTAGCCGCCTTCTGTCAGGATGGTTTTCTGGAACGATAGACGCTTGACGCACCATCTCTTCAATCTTGTCTTTTGATGCCTGTGTCCGTATAGCCTGACCTCTGCCAAAGGCAGCATTCTGACCCTTAAACTGGAATGACAAAGCTGTTGAAGAAAGAGATTGGTTTATCTTATCTTTTTGTGACTGTGTTAAGTCTGTTCTTGCGTTTATCGCATTACGCCTTTTCGTCACCACATCCTTTTGAAAGTTTGCTTTGAAAACCTCTGTGTCTGTGCTTTTGTCATCTCGTATAAATTTGTCAGCCTGTTCACTGAAACCTGTAAACTCTTCATCTTGTACGCGCTTTGTTTCAGCGTCCTTTTGTCTTTCTAAAAAGTCAAAAGCAACTTGGTCAATCTTTGCGCCAAGTCCAGCCAATGCTTTGCCGGGTGCTTCAAATGCACCACTAGCCCTTGGCCCAAGACCACCAGCGGCTACTCCTACCTGTTGTTCATATTTCTTAATCTGTACCATTTTTTTAACTCATTAAGTTTGCGGCTTTTTCTGCGCCTTCAAGCAAAGATTGATATGAAGCTGTTTTGTAAGCTGTTGCCCTTGCTCTGCCCTCTGCCCTTGCAAGCGCAGCCTCACTAGCCTTTGCTGTCTGTTCAATGTCAGCCGCGTATTGAATATTTAAGGCATCCATTTGTGTGTTCATATATGAGTCTTTCAACGCTTCAAGCGCACTTCCTGACATCTCTATGCCAGATACTGCCGTGGCTACGCGCTGGGTAGCAATAGTGCGTTCAGAGGCTTTTCTTAACGAGGCTTCTTCAGCGGTCTTCTTGCGCTGTAAAACAATCGCTTCATTCTCAGCCACCTGTGCATTGAACTCGGCAGTTTGCTGCGCTGCTTTCGCCGCTGCCTGATTACCCTTGTATCCTAAAAATGCGCCAATCATTACAACACCATTGACATCCTATAATAGTTTGAGCCATCTGGCCCATACTTGGGCATCATGCCTTCGTCTTTGAACCCAAGCCATTTAGCAAATCTGATGGCCTCTGGGTCTAATTCATTGATGCTTGCCTGTACTCTGTGCAAGTCATTGTTTGCGATTATACCGTCAAACATCGTTTTTGCATATCGCGCCACTGACGTTTGCCATCTGCCAGCGTGTTTTGACAGCATGCAGAAACCTTCTCCAACGCCTTCCCACAACACATGTATGCCGCCTATAGCCACCACTGTGTCACCCTGCATGACAGTGAACGCATCAACTGTATCACCTGATTTGAACGCATCTTTGAATGACTTTGGCAAATCAAAGTTTGTTTCTATCCTAGCGACATGATCCGCGTTGAACTTAACTACCTCAAGCATCGAATGTGTTTGACCTTCTCATAATTGCTAAAACTGTCATAGGCAATGGTTGAGATTGTCTCACCACCACCCTAGCATCGTTTTCATAACCAGCCGGAAAACTGATTTCTTTGTCACCGTTGAACAACGGCACGGCCTCATCCATGGCCATACTGCTGTCACGAAATGGCAATCTATCTAAACCGCCTGTGTTTGGCCCCATCTCCGCGCCAACCGTGTTGAAGAATCTAACAGTTATGCCATGTATACGTTTGATTTTGCCTTGCGCTATGCCATCCTCTGCGCCAGCTTCCAGTCGCAACGTCTCTACGGTTGATCTAAAACCAAAACCTACATGCACTTTTGATGCGCTTCTATCCAAACTGATAGCCCCACCTGACACTGTTTTGTCTGGATGCGTTGAGCCATCTGCCAACACAGACACAACCTCACCCTCCAGGTGGTTCAGCCCTGTGATAGTGCTTGTTGCTGTGCTGTCATATGTAAGGCCGCTGTCTAAGAAGAAAGCATCCGTAACATCTGTTCCAAATTCTATGGGTTTAAGAAACTCTACATGTCGGACTGTGATACCATTTATTTCACGCCTCACAGATACATACACCTGATCTTCGGCTCCAGACGGTATTGATGTAACGCTCTCAACAATGGCTGCTGCTTGATTAGTTGTTGTTAGTCTTGTTGTGTCAGAACTCTTAATACTCAACAAACCGCCGGGAGTGGGTGATGTTTCTTTTACTGTGACAACTGCCGCTGCCGGATTTGCCACAGTAAAATCAGTATGGGCGTTGATTGCAGTGAATATGTTGTCAGCAGTTGTATCATTGTTAGTATTTGGCCTAAAACCAAGTGATGATGACGGTGATGAACTGCCAACCGCCTCTGATGTAAATGTGACAGTTGTGCCATCGCTCTTTGTCAAAATAAGTGTGGTTCCCACCGCTATGTTTGCAAAGTCACTAACCGTTATGGTTGCATGTGCGCTTGTGCCGCCAATCGTGTGATCGTGCCATCCTATAGCAGCGTTGGCTCTGTCGTATGTAAGACCTACCAAACGCCCGTCATTGTGAACAAACCACAGGATCAACTCTGGCTCTTGTTGCCATACCATATCTGTAAGACCGCCACGCGGTATGTGGTCAGCTAGTATTGTCAAGTCGATACCAAGCAAGCCATCTGTATCTAAATCAAACGTAATCTCTTTGACCTTCTCTTGACCTTTTTGAATAAGTATTGTGCTGTTTCCAGCCCTCACAGGACGCACATCTGATGAACCAAATGTTGTCTCGCGCAACACGTTTACGTTTGTTGGCGTTACTGGCGTTGATCCTGTGCCACCTGACAAGGTAAACTCTGCGCTTGTGGTTAACACTTGTAGGAAACGCGCTGGCAATAAGTGCTTGATGACATTCACTTTATCAGACGCAATCGTAAAGTTAACTGCTGAGTCATCGTTCGTTCCGGGTGTCATGTTTTCAAAATCAGCCGATACTGAGCCAAATATGGTCTGTGGCTGGCCTGTAGTGCCAGCAAAGTACAAACGCTGCTCATAGAACGCAACGGCTTTAGGGAAGCCCTGATCCCCGCCAAACGCCCCTAGTGACCATTTTGTTGTTGGATTGCCCGACCCAACCACGCTGGCTGGCAAAACACCGTTTGCATTTTTGAATGTAGCAGTTACGTTTTGTGCGTCTGTAAACCCTGTAATTTTTACAAAACCAGAACCACTGTGTTGAAACTCCCATTCAAGACTGCCATATGTCTCTGTGCCTGATAAATGCACTGGCGGCGTGCTTCCACTTGTCTCTGTCCCAGTGTCAGTTTTTTTGTAAACATTGTCACCGAATCTCACCAAATCGTTTTGAGCATAACTTGTGCTTGCTGCCCAAACGTCATGCTCAACCTCTATTACTTCTCTAAAGCGAATAAGACGACCGACATCACTCGCTGAAAATAGATTTGCAGATGCAACGATGGTTACACTCCCTGTGTTTGCAGAGGCATACAAAGTTGTGGTTGTTTCATTCTCATCAAGATATGGGCCATCTGTAAAATCAATGTCAGCAAGCGTAAAGCTGGTTGCTGTGGTTCTTGTCAACTTTGCTGGCTCGTGATCTTTGTGCGCTAAAAACAATACATCAGCAGATTGTGCATGATTGATTTCAAATATGTCTGTCACTGAGTATGTAGTTGTGACCTCAACTATTTTGCCAACAGTGCCGCCACTTGAATACGCCGTAAACGCACTGCTGTTGATGCCTGATAACTCAAAGGTGTTGGTTGTTTTGTTTGCAACCGTAAACTCCAAGTTGTTTACCTCTACCATACCAACCACAGACTTGATAAACACTCTGTCACCGTCACTCAAACCATGTGAAGCGGCTGTTACAACTGCTGGGTTTGCTTGAGTGATGCCAGTAATGTTTGTTGTAGCCTCTGTTAGTATGCCGCCATCCTTGTAAAACCTGATGTAGTTTGCTCCAAACTCAAGCACATATGCCTGTTCGTCACTAACCTCAAAGTTTATTAATCTAACTTTGCCGCCATCTTTTGAACGCCCAGCGAAAAACGAACCCGGCCTGCGAGTCACACCGCCGGATGGGAACACAAGCATATTGTTGAGAGTTTGTACGGCCTCATTGTATTTCTGTAAATCAATGCGACCTTCAAGTTTCGGCGAAATCTCACCAGTTCTAAAGTTGGTGATTATGGTGGAGACACGCGCCATGTTTTACAACCTAATGTTTGTGAAGTCGTCTGCCTGTGGTTGCTCTGGGAAACCTTCCATACTGTCAACGCCCTTGGCTTCTTTGAGACGCGCTTCGTATATGGTCAGCATGTTTGATGCAACAGAGTTGCTACCTGTAATATTGTAGGCAATCTCAGCCGCTAGACGCGCTGATATGGCTTTGTTCAAAAGGCTATCATACTGTTCGGTGTCAGTTATGCGGCCTATGTAAATGATATTGCATGTGTCTTCATTCGATAAAACCTTGCGGCCTTCAATCTTAAACATGACGTTGCTGTCATACGCGGCCACATCGTTGTTCACATTGCTGTTCCAAAATGACAGGACACGCAAACAAAATGGGTCTGTAGGCAAACTAAACTGGAATGAGAAACCAAACGCCGGGGTGCTTGAGTCGGCTGGCAAGGCTTTTCTTGTGATTGCTATGTTCCAAGGGTGAGAACGCAAAACAGCATCTCTGACATCATCAAAGTTGCCGTTACATAATCTAGCTTCTTTTGAGTTCTCAGTCAGCGCCGTTATGTTTGCCGCGCCTAGCAAGTCCAACGCTCTGTTGCACAAGTCAACCACTGATGCCATAGCAAACTCCTAAATGGTGGTGGGGAGGTGTTTCGGATTGACCCCCCCTACCATAGAAGAGAAGGCGGCTTGCACCGCCCTCTCAATCCTTTAGTTTACAACATAGTGGATGATAAACGACATATCGCCACCAGTGCCACCAGTGGCATTGAATGTAGCGGCTATGTAGTAATACCCACCCGGATCAGTTGACGCTCCTGCATTTGTGTACAGTTTCGCACCAATCGTGTTGATGTCTGCTGCCTCTGTCCTCAGATCCGCAACCGCTGTAGTTCCGTCTGCAACTGACGTTGCAAAGAAGTCTTCGTCTACAACAGTTCCGTCTGTCTGATAGATGCCAACATTGAATGTGCAGCTACCGCCAAGCGCATCTGCCGCAACCTGTATGGCTGTGATAGAAGCATTACTTGGGATTGGAGCCAGCATGACAATATCATTGTCGGTGCTGTCACCAGCAGCTAACGCAACCGTGCCTTGAGCAACACGCAGAACACCGTGTAACTCTTGGCTGTCGTTGGCAACCTGTGGAGAGGCTTCAAAATTAGCTACAAGATCTGAATTTTTCGTAGTCATAATTTACCACTCCTTACGCTGATTCGTCACAGTCAACTTGGACAACTTTTTCTTCTTCCATGCGAGTGGAACCGATGCTCATGCAATAGTAGACTTGCGTTGCGTAACCTTTGTCGGAACGCTCATCTATTCTTGCCATCACATCTTTACCAATCGCCAGAGCAAGACCATCCTCTGCCCATGCAAAACATGAACGGATGTTGCCGGCTTTTGACAAACGATTTGACACGATAAAGGTGAAGCCCATGAACTGGTTTACCTCACCTTGTACTAAAGCTTTGACCGTATTGAAGTCGCTGCTGGTGACGTTTGTATCACCTAACAATGCCTCAATTTGATCTGGGCCAACAGCTATGTAGCGTGGAATTGACGGATCAACTGAGGCCAAGTCTAAGGTCTTTTTAGCAGTCCTCAGTTTTGCAACCGTCAGATCTGTACCGCCGTTTGCAATCTGCTGACCAGCAGGAAGCGCAGTAGATGTGCTGCCTGTCTCACCAGTAAACGCTGTACCCAAAGCTGCTGAGATGATCTCATCATCCATCGCACGGCCTAAAGCAAAAGCGGCTGCTTGAGCATAGGCAGAGGTTGGATCAATGAGCATGCGAACTTTGTCTTGCTCATCAATAAGATCAGCATATTCGTAGTCCACAAGTGTCACCCTACGTCTTGCGTGAGGTGTATCAATCTGGGGAGTGTCAGCATGGCGCGTTGTACGCTTTTGTGCTGTCGCTTTACCCACTTGGTCAAAGAAGGCATTTTTGCCAGTCATGCTTTCTACACGCACAGCATCACGCAAAAGGGAACCTTTTTGCTGTGATAACATCTGCACGTTTGCAGAATATTGCTGGACAAATGCCGTGGTTACTTCAATAGACATCGCTGTCTCCTTTTACCTAATGACATTTGATTGCAGACTGCTACCCGACAGCGCGGACACTCCTAGAATTTTTGGCCTTCTTGTGGCCTTCGTCTTTCCGATTGTCAGCAGGACGATGACCATCGCTACCCTGCATCACCCACTCGTAGTAAACATCTGCGAGTAGATGAGGCTGTATCATATCACGACTTGTACCATTTTCAACAGCTAGTCGCAAACATTCCAGCCTAATCTCTTTTGTTGTCAAACCGTCAACCATGCACGACTTCCATTAACTCTCGAACCCTTTGAACGGCACGATCACGCGCCACGGGGTCTTTGCGGTTGGTGTAATCAGGCCCACGCATGATAGAATCTATCTCCGCTTGTGCGGTTTGCTTTGTCATATGATTGACCTGTGACTTTTCTGCAACAGTATCTTCACTTGTTACAGATTGCTTGAACTCAGCGAATTTTGCAAATACTTTAATAAACTCAGGGTGATCGCCCAAGTTTGTTCCGTCTTGAAGAACAATCCTTGTAATAGCTTGTTTGTCTGACAACTCATCAGCAAGGCTCATAGCTGATTCAAAGTTTTTGTCATAATTAGATCCCCACTCTGCTTTGAGTTGGTTGCTAGCATCTATCTGTGATTGATGTCTTTTGTCTGCATCTGCTTGCACAGTTCCTTGGACGCGATCCTTGTAATAATCCAAAACATCAACAACTTGCTTTGGTGTAAGCCTTGTCTTATGTGCCATCTCTGCAAAATCTTGCGCCACTTCTTCTGTGATGATGTTGCCATCCACAGCTATCTCATAGCCTGATGCAGCCTCTGGCCTTCCCAGCCTATCAGCAATCCTGTCGAGATCCTCATCTGTTGGATTTGCTGGTAACGGCAGTTTGTCTGCGCCAATCAGCTTTTGGCTGTTAACATATGATCGTACTAAATTTGGTACATCTTTTATAGGTGTAAGACTTGGATGCTCTCGCAAGTCTTCTGGCACCATGCTCAAAAACTCGTTACCAGACCCACCTGATGCTACCTCTGCTGGCGTTTCAATCGCTGGCGCAGGGGTTGCCTCTGGCTGGGCTACCTGTTCGGTGTTTTCTAATGACATTATGATTCCTCTCTCATCATGTTGTAGATATGAAGAATTACGGCTCTCTTGCCCTCTTCAAATGCTGTTGCATTGGCATCGCCAGCAACATAGCTAAGTGTCTTATAGTTACACCTAGCTTCCAGATCAGTTAACACTTTACTCCCACTATCTGTGTTAAATGTCTGTCTATAAAGATCTTTTGTCTTTTCTATTTCTTTGTTCACTTGCTTATCATTCTAGTAGCTTGCGCCAACTGCGCTATGTCTTGGACATCTTGTGATTCTTGAGCGGCCTCTGCTTGTTGTTGTTCTGCTTCAGCCCTTGCCTGTCTTGTTTCCTGTATTTCAGCAGTGGATTTAAGAGTTGTTTTTGGAACGCCAAGAGATTCAGTAACATGCCTGACCAATCCATCTGGATCTATATGATCCCCAACAGGAAGCACTTGAGCAAGTGGCATCAGTATTTCCAATGCCTTCATTGTGCTGTTGAGACTGCTTGACTTTTGTGCGCGAGCAAGTGGTGAGATGTATTCAATATCAACATCACGCCCTTGCAGTATTTCTGGTGGTTCCTGCACCATATCAGCGCGAACCATCAAGGCAAACACGCGGTCAATCAATGGACGCAACATTTCATTCTTGAGCCTGTCTAGGGCTGGGCCGATCACCCTAAGTTGCTCCTCTCGCCTTTGCAGGATCTCTGTAGCGGTCATATTAGGCCCACCACCTGTAAGAAGCTGGTCAACAAAGAACGCAGATCTGATAGCCCCTCTGCGCTGTTCTTCCATATTTATACCGATTGGAATGTTTGCACCTGTATTCAACGGTGTGATGGTGTCTCTGCTGCCGCTTCTAAAGAAGTTCAGTCCCCCCGGCTGGGTACGGATTGGGAGAAGAAATCCGTCATCAGGAACAAGCAAAGGAGGATCTATTTGCTTCTGAGCAGCTTGGATAATTGTCTTAGACATCAAGTTCAGCATCTTGACATCAGGCAACGCAACCATCGCAGGGGAACGCCCCATTGTCTCACCAGTTGCCTTCAAATATCGTGGGACAATGTATGGGAACTCTTGGAAACCGCTTTCAGAAAGCATAGCTGACGATTGCATGTCAATATAGATAGATGCAAACGGCATGTTCTTATTGTCAACCTTTGTCTTGTCTCTGTCCTCTCTTGGGATAACAACGTGCAAAATTTCTATTTCTTCATCAGGCTTGTCTTGGTTCTTTTTAGCTATGTAGTCTGTTACATTTTCTATGCCAAACCTTTGCACCACCTGACGCACAGGAGATTTGTATGATCGAAACACTGTATCAACCATACCAAACTGATTTTCTTGTATGTAGAACTCTGATATGTGCCGGGTGCTGAATCTAAGAGCGTCCTCTTCCATCTCAACAAACATGCAGCCTGTACCAAACACAACAAGGTCAACGTACATCTCATGGACTTCAGTGCCAAAGTTTGATTGGTCAAACGCTCTAAGCATCCTCTGGCTTGTATCTTGTAGCCACTCACGCACATCATCATCACGCCCAATGTTTTCGTCCTTCATATCAAGGTGGAACCAAGGCGCAGCGCCACTTGTAAGAAGACCATGAAGACTAGATGACAGAAGATCCACAGCTTGCAAAGCTGTGCCATCAAAGATAAGTTCCATGCGCTTGTCGCCCTTGGAGCGACTTTTAACAACATCTGCTTTTCTAGGAAGCATGTAATCAGCCAACTCTTGATAGTGACTGTTCCAGTTGTCACGCTGGGTCTTGAGGTGATCGTAACGTCCGATCAGTTCTTTGATGCTGTGCATTTGCATAATTTACCCCAGTAAAGTTGGTGTGCCGCCTGATGATGTCTGCTGTTGATCTTCACTAAGTGCGCCAGCAACTATTGTAGAACCAGCGCCTTTTTTCTTTCTTTGCTTTTTCATTGCCTCATCAGCCAACGCTGCTGCGCGTTCTGTATCCTCCGCGCCTGCTTGTTGTGGCGGTGGTGGCGGTGGTGGTGCTGGCGGTATGTAAATTTTAGGCTTTAGAAATCCCATTATCCACTCCCTGTAGGCGCTTTAGGGCTAGGCTTGGCAAAAGCAATGCCGTAACCTTCCATGAGAGTGCCAGCCCCACCAGAACGCTTTAGATTCCTTGTGCGCCTAGTGCCTCTACCCATAAGTGTGTCATCGTCAGGCACAACCTCTGGCGTTATCTCTGGGGTAACTTCTGGTGTCATGTCAGGCATTTCACCAAGCATCGCCCTGCGTTCTTCATCTGTAGTGCCAGCAACAATATCAAAGCTTTCTTTGCCGATCTTTTTGATAGGATCTTCAATGCCCATTTCAATAACATCGCCAACGCCCTTAGTAAGTCGTCTTGCTGTTCTCTTAATTGTTCTTGCTGCACCACCCATGACTAACTCCAATCGTGAAAACCAAGCTTAGATGTTTCGGTGCGAAACCAAAACGCCTGACAATAACCTTTCTTAGATAACATACTTTTTAATTTTCTAAAACCTAATGCTGTGTTGCGTCTTCCACCAACAGATATGAAATCAATTATCCAAGGATCTTTGCCTTTTCCATAAAACCCCTCTGCCGGAAATTTGTGATCTAACAAATACTCTTTTACCTGATTGTCACTGGGGAATGCCCATGTTGCAAAACATATTGGCCTGTGTCCTTCTCTTATCACTGCATATTGACCTAAA